GCCAGAGGTGTCGGTCATCTTTATCGCCTCGTCTGACCCCGGCAAGCGAGAAGGGCTGGCAGGGGTATCCCCCGACAACGATGTCAACCAATCCTCTAAATCTATCTGCGTCATTAGCTAACTCCCTCACATCATCAATGATTTCTGTATCCGGCCAATGCTTACGCAAGACCTTCTGCGCGTGCTTATCATACTCGCAAAACGCAACCGTCTCATAGCCACCCACCAGCTTTTCGCCAGCGTAGCTGAAGCCGCCAATGCCGCTGAATAGGTCTAGCATCCTAAGCATCAGCCAAATGCTCCCGCACGATCATCATTGCCGTCATCGTGTCGCACTCGACCGCGTAACGCCAATCGTACTGCTCGGCTATGTCACCGCTCGGCACAAAGTCACCCATACCCACAATGGCTGCGACCGGAAAACGCCAGCGGATCGGCAGGCGATCATATTTAAAAACTAACAAAGGCAATCTGTTTGTCGCTAATGCACTGACGCAGCACTGATCCCACCATTGAGGCTGGATGCCAAAACCCTGACGATATCTTTTTGCCTCAATTGAAAAGGGAAAGTCAGGCATATCAACGCAGATCAGATCGCCGTGATCGGCAGCGCGATACTGTTCTATGTCACGCTTGAACGTCAGGCCAAGTTCATCAAACAACAGCTTGGCAAGTTCGCGCTCAAAGCTGGCACCCTTGTTTCTGCTATTAACCATTGCGGTTTGCCAAGCTGCGCATTGTCTCGGCGGCCTTGGTTCCATCGAGCCGGGCAAGCCGCACGTTCAATTCGTTGTCAAGGATTTCATCGGCCAGACTAGCCATTGAGCGATGCGCTGATGTTTCTAACACAGCCCGCAACTTGTCAACAGTGGTTGTTCTGAGCCTCAGCAAGGTTGGTTTTGTGGTTGCCATTTTAACTTTCCTAAATTTATTTTGCACAAAGACCTTGCATCAAAGTGATATCGGACATATATAGATAATGTACCGATCAGCGGTAGACAATTAACCAAGGGAGACAGAGATGACACTAGAAAATAAAATCAACGCTTTTCTCACAGACAGCCACTCAAGGTTTAGTCACGTTGACGCAGCGACTACTGGCGCATTTAACGCTGCACAAGGTCATCTTGATAATCTTTATGACACAAGAACAGAAGTTGGCGCAGATGCAGACGGTGAAGATTTTTTATCTGACTATTACGTTGCTGGTATTCTTGACCGTGTCGCTGACGAACTTGGCTCAATGTACGATGTTGAAGCAGAAGCCAACGCATTTTGGGTTGAGTTAAAAGCAATCGTGAACGCAAATAACAAAAAGGCGGCAGCATAATGACCACATATATCGCTTATTACCGTGTATCAACCCAGCGTCAAGGCCAGTCAGGCCTTGGCCTTGAGGCACAACGCGCAGCCGTTGCCGGTTACAACATCGCCGCTGAGTTCACCGAAGTGGAAAGCGGCAAGAAAAGCCAACGCCCGCAGCTTGCCGCCGCACTGGCCGAAGCCAAGCGCACTGGCGCAACGCTGTTGATTGCCAAGCTTGATCGCCTAGCGCGTAACGTGCATTTCATCAGCGGCTTGCTTGAAGCTAACGTGCCGATCCTCTGTGCTGACATGCCAGAAGCCGACCGCACCTTCTTGCAGATGGCTGCTGTCTTTGCTGAATGGGAAGGCCGCGTAATTAGCAAACGCACCAAGGCCGCACTGGCTGCCGCCAAGGCGCGTGGTGTAAAGCTTGGCTCGCCTGACCCTGCCGCTGCTGGCCGTGCATCAGCAGCCAAGCGTGTGGCGCGTACCAATGTCGCCGCAAAGCAGGCAATGCCAATCGTCTCGGTGCTGCGTGAGGCTGGTGCCTCACTACGCACCATCGCCGCCAAGCTCAATGAAGCTGGCATCCCCACCGCACTAGGTGGCAACTGGCACGCATCCAGCGTGCGTAACTTGATAGGGGTAAACTAATGGTTAAAGACACTATCGGTATGCTGTTTGTGACAGTATTTGTAATCACGTTTTTCACTAACGCCATCACCGACTGGAATTTTTGGTATCTGATGGCTCGCTTCGGAGGACAATAAAATGGTCGGAAAATTAACACCGGATAATCAGTTGAGCGTCAGCCGGGTCGCTACATTGCTTAACGCATCACCGTGGCAAACGCAGAATGAATTGCTTGCGGAAATGATCAGCATTGATGAGGGCAACCCACCAACGCGCATACCGCAGAATGAGCCAATGGAACTTGGCGATTTCTTTGAGCCAATGATATTGCGAAAGGCTGCCGAGCGGTTGGGCTTGACCAATGTTGAGACTAACATCACCGTGCCATACCAGCACGATCATTTGCCACTAGCTGCCAGCCTCGATGGCACTGGCGTTGGCAAGGGTTCAATCATAGCCAACTGGGATAAGGGTATCTATGTGCCGCAGGGTGGCGCAATTGACATTGAGGGCATCGGGCTGCTTGAGGCCAAACTTACATCAGCCCGGCCAGAAGAGATCCCAGCGACACACCGTGGCAGATACCAATTGCAGGGTCAGATGATGTGTACCGGCTACAAGTGGGGCTGCGTTGCTGTGCTGTATCAAAGCACAACGCTGCGCCTGTTTGTTTATCAGGCTGATGAGGTGATACAAAATCGCATCCGCGAGGCGGTCATTGATTTTGAAAATCGCCGAAAAAATATGGACAAATATCCAGTCGTGTCACCGGCAGATGGGGTGGCGGCGTATGGCCGGGTCGATGCTGATGCACCGCCGCTGGAACTTGAGGGTGATGACGCTGCTTGGGTTGATCACTTGATGGCAGCCAAGGCTAACAAGGCAATGGCCGAGCGCGAGATCGACATTGCCACGGCAGCCCTGATGGAAAAGATGGGCAGCCACGACACAGCCTTTGCGTCTGTTGGCAATCGCCGGGTGCAAGTCAAATGGCCTACCCGCAAGATGCGGGCGCAGCCTGAGAAGATCACACCGGCCAAGCCTGAGACAGTCATGCGTCAAAAAACATTAACGCTAAAGGAAATAGACGTATGACCGTCACACCACTCACACCGTCACAGAAAGCCGTGTTTGATGTTTTGGCTAGATACTACGCGGAAAATGGTTACATGCCCTCACACAGCGAATTAGGGCTGTTAATGGGCAAAGGATATTCAACCATTCACCGCCACATTGAAGGCTGCATCGAGCGGGGCTGGCTGCGAAAGATCCCCGGCAAGAGCCGGGCAATATCACTAACGTAGATAGAGGGGCGAAAGCCCCTTTATTTTGTTAAGCCCTTCATCTTTTCAAATGACCTCATGCCACCAAGGCCAAGCATACCCATCAAGACAGTAAGCAGGCTGCTCATGTCGAACTGAGGCAGATCAGGCAAAGCCACACCGGCATAGGCACTGGCAAAGATAACAAAGGGCGCAAGGACAAAGTGCCAAGCCAAGGCAACGCCGCATGTCCAACCAACGAAAGGCCGCCAGCCCGCCACAAAGATGCTGCGGTGCTGCGCCTCGGCTTTGTTGATTTCAAGCTGCCCCTTGGCAAGTTCTTGCGCATGACGTTGCGCCATCGTGGCAACCTCATGTGCCAGCTTGGCCTTCTGATCTTTATCCTCAATGAACTTGTCTAGCAGGCCAGTGACTGGCCCAATCAAAGCTTCAAGCATTTACTTACCCTCGTGGCTCATCCAGACGGCAAAGGCACCAGTCGCCGCGCCGACTATCGTTGAAACAAACGCGGTTTGTTGTGTCGTTGCCGCTGCACCCAAACCCATATACCACTCACAAACTTGCCAAGCCATCCCGGTAAAAACCAACATCATCAGACGCGGGATGATCTTGTATTCGGTGATTGCTTTAGCCATCTGCTAAAGCCCTCATTCGTTTGACCAGTCGCTCTGAGCGATTAGGCAATTGCCTTGCCCATTTACTGTCGAGCATTTCTAATGCAGCCCCAGCCCATTGACGCTCATCAACACACCGCTTCATGCCCTTAAATTTTTTCATAGTGGGCAAGCCCATATTAAACATCATGTTGGCGATGATGCGCTGTGCCTCTTCTGGTAGTTCGCTGAAATCTTCATAAAGCCGGTGACAATCCTCGCGCACGATTGCAATGTCCAGATCGAATAGCTGTTTCATGCGGCGTTCTGTAATTGTGTAGCCCAGTGGCTTGCCGTGTTCTGCGTCACCCTCGATGATGCGATGCCCCACGCCCACAGTCAAATGACCGGCTGTGCATTTATACACGTCCAGCCTCATGCCCTCATCCGCGATTAACTCTTCGCGTAGCTTTTCGATATCCATTAGCGTCTCATCTCTTTAGCCAGCGCGACAGCTTTGAGCCAGCTTTCCTCTTCAGCTTCGCGAGTAAACGCACAGCCCTGCATTCTTTTACTGTATTGCTGCACCTGACTGACGTGGAAGAATAAGCAGCTTCTATGTTCCTTGCCACACAGCACCAATATGTCATAGTCAGACCAATCCTTTGTGTTACGCGGTAGATTTTTAGCCGAAGATCCACACCCAAGTTGAAAATGATAAGCCGGAGTTCGCTTGCCTTTCTGTAATAAAAAGCTCGAAGTCTTAACTTGAACCCTAAGTACCGTGTTATCAGTATTTGAAATGGCAATCCCATCAATCTTATCCTGTGCCGCAGGGGCATAAGCCCAGCCCATCGACAATATAGCCCCGGCAGCATAATGCTCCCCGATCAGGCCAGTGCGTGTCTCACTCATTTAAGCACAATTGCTCCGGCTGTTGTCACCATAATTGCTATGAACAAACCTACCACAACAACAACCAGCGCGAAAATAGCCAAACCGATCTTCATGTTTTCAACCATTTCATCATGCGCAATGGCGGCTTCCCTCTGAGCCTTTAGCCTCGCCTCTTTCTGCTCGCGCAAAGCCTTGTTGTGATGGTTGATAATCTCTTGCCACGTTGACGGCTGGTCGGCTGGCTTCGGCCAGCGCATGTTGATCATCGTGGCGATTTGCTGCATCTCTTCGTTGAGACGCTTTGCCTCAAGCACTGCGTCAATGCTGCCCCTAAAGCTAACATCACCAACACCGGCCTGCTTGTTGCGTTCCTCGTTTAGTTTTTTCTGAGCCGAAAACAACGTGCCAATCTGATCCGACAAATCAGCCACAGATTGCACATCATTAACCCGCGCTTTGATAAAGGCTATGGCGTTAGACGCGGCAGATACCGCCATCAGGGCTGTGCTTATTGGCTCCATTATGACAGCATCCCCTTGCGCAGCGGCAGGCACTTGTAAGATTTAGCTAGATAGTCGCCGGGCAGTTCGCCAATGTCGTGCGCTATCTCATGCACTCGCTCAACACACGCCTCATATGAAGGCCACGGCCCACGAAAATCATGCAGTTCGATGCAATTTGTTGGCGCGCTCAAAGAGCAGGCCAAAACGATTGCCTTAAACATCGCCTTGAAGTCGCTTGACGATACGCTGAACCGTTCTGGTTTCGTAAATTCTGATCAACACATACGCGCCAGTGAACAAGGCCACAAAATCAGGCACCATTGCCATATAGGCTGCAACAGTTCCAGTCCCGGCGGCAACGTCCAAAATGACTTTGTTTTCCTCGTTCATCAGATAGCATCCTTATGCGTAAGGGCTGTCACCAAGCAGGGCTGTATCCCAAGCGGCTTTAAGTTCAGTGATAGTTGTTGCAGATGTAATAGCTGCGTCTGCTGGAGCATCACGCAGATTGTTTTTAACAGCCACGCTGTATGCCTTCGCTGTTGCATCGTCTGCTTCAAGTGCTTTCATATAGGCAACATCTTCTGCCTCAAGCAATGGTGTGCGAACCTCACGGATTTTATCCTTGAAGATTTCTTTTGCCTTAGTTAAGTCTTCGCTAATAACGCTGCCGGTCAATGACCAAGCACCACGAAAGTCACGATTTGCTGGAACGGTAGCAGTTGCAGCGTCAATCTGATTACCGTCCTTGTCCACGATGTATGTTGTTACAGCCATTATAATCTCCTAAGCCGCTAAGTTTAGTTCATCAGATATGCGCCAAGCGTTGCGCCATTCTCTTGTTTGCGGTAACTGTTCCTTGCGGCATATTACCATCTTCGGGCGGTTGCCCTCATCCCAAGTCTGCCAAATGTGTTGGGGGATGTCCTTCAAAATGAGATATTCAATTGCTGACTTTTCGTCTAGGGCTTCAATAGGCTGCGTCTCATGCAACAGGTAGCCGCGAGTATGCTTCTTGAAATCTGGTTGTGCTTCGTCCTTTGCTAACTCGTGATACACCCACACAGGTGGCAGGATACCGCCCTGCAATGCACACGCCATCCAGTTCGGATCAGGCACAAGTATCTTAGCGCACTCATCAACACTGTCCTCATACACAACACGATAGTCTGACTGCACGCCGTCTAGGTTTTCCTTTGCCCAGCATAGACGGTCAAATAGGTGGGTGCCTTGGAATGATGGTGTCTGTGTCATTATGCTAGGTCTCCTATAGCAATAAGACTATTCCACAAACTGTCTTCATAACTGCCATCATTATACATTTGTACTCTGCTTGAACTTGATGTGCGATTTACAACCACCGGAGATGGGCCATTGCCACCTAGCGCATTATTGTTTGCTGTTCCATTTGCGTCATACAATGCCGCATAAGTGTTTCCGGTAAAGTTATTAGACCAATTTCCTGTTTGGTCCCCAGCACTGTTATCGGTAATGGAAGATGTATTTAAACTATCTTGTACAACCTGTGTTGTGTTAAATGTAACCCACGCCTTCGCACTACCATTCACAACGTAACTTGTATCAAGTGACCCAGCGGTGCTGTGTTCGATTTGGTCTGCTATAATTTTTCCAGCCATTATGCTAAGTCTCCTGCTACGCCACATCCATCAATCAAGTGACTATCTGTAAAATTGCCATCAGATGCAGAGGTGCTACCGTACATTGCAGCATATTCTATTGAACTGGATGCTTGTGTGTAAAAGTGATGACTTGCACCGCCTCTAGCACTACCGGAGTTTCCATCAGCAATCATTCCATCTATAACAAAAAAGTTTGCGCTACTCATATTGTTTGTAAATGCTTGGTTTTTTCTTCCGGTAGACACATCTGTAATTGAACTGCAATTTAGACTATCCTCTGCAACAGGCGTACCTCCACCAGAGTAATCTGCCCAAACTTTAATTAGACCCTGCTGCAACTGCATAGTCGCCGCACCGCCTTCAGAGGTCACTGTGATGTCACCAGCGGATGTCTTGCCGGTGAGGGTATCTACTTTTATCTCACTCATGCTAAGTCTCCCGTAAGCATACCGCAAATCGGTCCAGCAGCATTAGTAGCGTCATATTGAACTTGGTTTTCTCTGTGCTGAATAGTAAATGCAGATGCAGTTCTGTAAGTCATAATTGTTACTACATCAGCCCAAGCAACATAAAGAGATGTGCCAAGTGTCCCTGCATAATAGGCATCACTTAATGTATTTGTTACTGAGAAGTCTGCTACCCCAACGCCATCATCAGTCGATGAACTAATATTAAACGACCCAAGAATAGTCAGTGTTCCGCTAGGTTGATAAAAAGTTACCCACGCCTTCGCCGCACTTTGCTTAGTCAGTGTGACAGGACTTGTGCCATCGCTGGCCGTGATTGTGTCTGCTCTTAACTCACTCATGCTATCACCAGATTACCGTTTACTGTCACGGTAACTCCTGTTGCTAATGTTAGAGGGCCAGCGCACAGGGCGTTGTTTGTTGCTGCTATTGTTACGTTAGTATCCAGTTGGGCTTCATGCACTCTAAAGATATCACCCTTGCCATTGGTTGTATCACCTGTCGCGCCGTTCTCACCCAAGAAATAACCAGCACCACCGGCAGGCGCAGCCTCTAAACTGATTGACGTGGTACTGTGGTCATAGGTCATTAAGTAATTGTCTTGCCCAACCCCCACTGTCTGATCAACATCAAAGGTAAAATTACCCAGCGAAACATTGCCTGTGCCATTAGGTGTTATATTGATATCACCATTAGACACACTGACAATGCTGTTTCCATTTACATCTAGGCTACCACCAAGCTGCGGTGTTGTGTCGTCAACAACATCAGCGATGCCAGCCGCAGGCAAGTTAGTTAAAGAAGAACCATCGCCAACAAACGATGTGGCTGTGACCGAGCCGGTAATATTCACATTGCCGGTGCCAGTTATGTCGGCTGTGCTAAGAACAATGTTGCCGGTCATTGTGCCGCCGGTTATAGCAAGAAACCCTGTGCCAGAGACATACGCAGCAACCCAAGCCGAGCCTGTGTAAACTTTCATTGCCCCGGCTACGCTGTTGAAATACAAGCTGCCAGCAACAAGAGGGTTTCCGTCATTATCGAGAGTTGGGTCTGACGCAAAAACCCCTAGATACCTATCGTCAAAACTATCCAGAGCCGCAAGAGCAGCAGCCTCTGCTGCCTGTGCCGCAGTTACGTTGTTAGCAGTTGTCACAACATCAGCATTAGTCAAAACAACATTTGCATTAGTCGTCACAACATCGGCATTTGTCGACACAACATCGGCGTTTGTTAAAACAACATCCGCTGCCGCTGATGCCGCTGAAGCAGCCGCCGCAACTTGCGCCGCAGTAACAGCAGACAGATCAACAAACAAATCATAGTAACTGCTATTGGCGTTTGTGCTTAATGGCTGAACGCCGCTTGATGTGTGCGCTGTATTTACGCGATAAATGCTGTTGTCTGTTGTGTCTGTAACCAAGTCTCCAACAACATATGATGTGGACGCAGCCCAATTGCCTTTGTACTCACCCACGTTTGTCGTGGCTGTCGGGTTTCCATCAGCGTCAAACGCCAAAAACTTAGATGCTCGCGCAGCCTTGGCTGGCAATGTCATGTCAACAATGCCACCATCTTGAACCAAAGCTGGGTCATAGACTGGCGCACGCATTGAGCGTTGGCCCTCTTCAGCAAGCTGCTGGTCAAAGATGGTCAGCGCATCAAGCTGTTCATTGAGGCTCGATGCCAGCAAGTCACCGGCTGTCACAAAGTCTGTGACGCGCTCAATGTCACGCGCACCAACGATAATGATCTGATCTGACGCAGTTGGCGTTGATGGTACGCTGCCACCTGTTACAATGGTCACGCTGCCAGTGCCGTTGGCGTTGACCGTCACAGTGTAATCTGTGGTTACTGTCAGGTTGGTTGCGTTAAAGTAAACCGCCACATCATCCTGATCGAGTACCTCAAACGAAAACGCATACGGCCCCAGCCCGGCTGATCCGGTGAACACGACACGGCGTGTAATTGCGTTGATGTTATAGTCAGCCATTGCGTTGCCTCATTTCGTTGGTGCAATTATAACCTATTTATTATCTGCCGTACATTATCAGCTTGTTTTTCTCGTAAAGCATTTCTGATGCTAGTCCGGGGAACTCAACCTTATCATCGCCAAGGCCATAATCAGACCCCACAGCTTCACCAGTGTGCGTAAATGTTCCGTCTGGGTTTTTTATCATTTTTCCAAACATTCGCTCATGTGCTATATTGCGATACTCCGACACGTTGCTATCCACTATGCTTTGCATAATCCCAATGCGCGGCGTAATGCCTTGAGCCTTTGCGTCATCAAGGTAGGACTGAACGTCTATTAAGTTCGCTTCTGCTAACCTTAAACCGTCAACCATAATTTTATTTGCTGCCAGATCGTTGCGCCGATAGTAGGCTTCTGCTGGCAAATAAACGCCATTATAACTATTACTTGCTTTGGAATATCCGTGATTAATTGCGGCAAGCATCTCGGTTAGCTCATTACGCTCGGCGACCGTTGCTGTTAAGGGCGTGTACCACAGTGTCTTGTCTAATCCCGGCGTGTTTCCATACTCATCAATAATAGGCAAAGCATCTTCGGAGATGCCGGGGATGCGTGTCATAAATTTATTCCACGCCTCAGTAAACCCTCGCGCGCCAACCGTTGTTGTTTGATCTTCTGTGACGCGGCTTGACCTTACGGTCGGATCAATCATTGACTCTATGCGGGCTACGATTGTGCTATTAGCTAACCCCAAACCCGGTGTGCCAGATATAACTGTGCTGCCGTATCTTTTTGCTAAAGCGTCAACTATTGAAAGGAACCTTTCGCCCCCATCGGTCTGACGTTGGTTAAATATACTAGCAAGCTCATTGATGGCTTGCAGCGAACTTAGGTTCTGCGAATATTCAGCCACAGCAGCAACTGAAGCAGACGCCATCTCACTCATTATCGTGTCATCGGGGTCATACTGCCTAAACTTTAAAGCATCAGAAAAAGCTGCGCCCATCAAGAATGGTGCGCTTATTGGCTCCAATCTTTTTAACGATATATATGTGTAGCCGGTAAACTGCCCAGTGCCGACTGTAACAGCATCATCGCCCAAAATTCTTTGCAGGCTCGTCACAACCTCAGATGATATCTCGCCCTCTCCCGCTTTGTACGCAAACGGTTGCCAACCAGCAGATCTTAGATTGCGGCGCTCTTCTGTATCAGGCGGCCCTTGTCCAGTAATCTTGTCATGCTGTGCGGCTGTTACACCAGCTATCATTATGCCAGAACCAAAGGCGGCACGGCCTAAAGCTAGATCTCTGTACTTACCCCCCTTGTTCCACTCTGTATGGAAACGCGGAGACGCAAAGAACAATGGGCTTCTGGCACCGGCCTCAATGCCAATGTTTGTAACAGTTTTAGAAAACAGCACCAACGGTTTTAGTATGGGGCTGCTAATCATTTTATTTGCAAGGTGAAAAACTTTACCAGCTTTGTTAGTGCGGTCAATGTCATCTTGTAACGTAGCTTGTTTGCGCCACGCTTGCACACTAGCCTCAACGTCTGCTGGGCGCTCAGTCAAGAACTCTATGGCAGCTTGCTCTGCTTTTTCGATAGCCTCTTTTTCTGACGACCCGCTAGCCAATGCGTCATCAATAATTTTTTTAGCGTGATTGTAAGCCTGCTCGTGCAGTTCCATCCGAGCTGCAATGCCACCAAATATTTCATCACCCGCACCAAGCGCAACAAATGGTGAAGCATAAACATTGCCAACAGCATCAACCATTTTTCCTACTGCGCCGTCCATACCACCAGTCGAAATCACCTTACCGCGAAAAGTGCCGATTTGTGTGTTTGCCCAGTAGGCACTTGAAATTGGGTTTTTGCTGGCGTCTTTTGCTGATGGGTCGTAATCTCGAACCTTTTTTGCCGCCATATGAATGCCGTCAATTAAACCATTCCTAAAGCCTGACGCGCGAGCCATAACCTCATCAGCATAATAGCGTTCTGGATTTGGTTGCAGGCCAACAGCTTTTTGAATTGCTTGCCGCGCAATGCCAAACGGTATGGCTGCGGCTCTCTCAGGTACGTCCATTAAGATAGACGCCATACCGCCAGCCATATTATAGAGATGCGTGTCAAAGGCAGTGAGAGCCATTGACTGCGCCATATAGATCCAGCTTTCATAGGTCTTTTTGGCAAGACTGGTTTTAATAATTTTGTTTTTACCAGCGCGGGTTTCGGTTGTTACATATTTTTCTGCCAAAGCGCGTAGCTGGTCATCGCCGCCAAAACTATCAAGTGCGGCCTTTACTTGGGATGCACCAATAGTTTTGTCGCGAACATTTTTAAACACATTCATAGACCGGGCAACATCACTTTTAGCGCCGGATAATGCAGTGAAAATAATTTCATGCTGTGCAAGCGCTTGCCGCAAGTCCAACTTGCCCGCGCTGTCAAGTTCGTTAGATGCGGCTTTAGCCATCAATGCGTCAACGCGCTGGGCGCTTTCATCGTGCAGCGCTTGCAAAGACGCCAGTTGTATTGCTAGTTTATTGTTTCCAATTTCACCTTCTAGGTTCAACCCATCAAACATACGTTTAAGCTGCTTCTCAGGAACGCCGGACGCAAACGCTTTATCCCTAATGCTCTGTATGCTTTGGCGTCCAGTATCGACTGTCATAGTTTTTGCGACAGCCTGCACTGTTGCAGCCAGTTCATCTTCATCATAAAAAGTTGTTCGGGCTGGGCCGCGCTCAACGCCCGCCAGCTTTTGCGCCTTAGTGGGGCTAGGCGCTTGTCTGGCCGTACCAATTTGTGCAGCGCGTTCAGCCTCAAGATCTGCCAGCGCCTTCTCAGATATTGGCTTTGGCGGCGTGGGAACTGCGGCTGGTTCTGGTGGCGTGTCTATAACATCAGATGGAACATCTGAAACAGGGGCAGCCGGTGGCTCGTCAGCTACTGTTGGCGGCACAGTATTGTCAGGCTCAACAACTCTGTAATCAGGTGATGTTCTAGCCCCTCGCTTTGTCAGCGGATCAATAGCTTGTCTGGCTGTTGACTTTCCAAAAACAGAAAACAAACCAGCTTCTTGGATGCCGTCAGCAGTGCTTGGCCGATTGTCGTCAGCGCCCTCAATTAAGGCATTTAAATCAGGTGGTCTGATTGCCATCACATAGCCTCGTTCTGTGTTCTGTCGTTGCCGTCTTGCTGCTTTGCTGTGCCAAGTGCTGTAACAGCTACAGGCCCAACAATACCATATTTCTCTAATATCTTGATCGCTTTATCGTCAAAGATGACATAGTTCATTTTAACATCTGCTGCGTCAACACTAGCTCCACGCGACCCAGCAGCTCGATATTTGATGCCGGGGATGCCTTGTTTAAGCAACTTCTCAGACAGTATTTTATCGGCACGACCGGGATCTTGTTTGCCAGCCCTAATGTCCTCAATAATACGCTTCTTGAGACTATCAAGGATCATAGGCATTGGGCGGCGCATCGCAAGATCAATTTGTGTTTTTGGTTTTTTCTGACCAACTAGGTTTTTCTCAACCTCATACCCAATTGCCTTTAATGCGTCCTGCACCTTTTTAGGCTGGTCGGCAAATGTGGTTTGATAATTCAGCATATCATCTGGGTTTGGCTCAAGACCTACTTTGTACATTTTGCCTTCACCAAGATCAGGTTGTTCAACATCATTTATAATTTTGTCAAAAATTCTTTGTTGACGACCTTGGTTTATTGAGCTTTCTCTTAAAGAAGGAGCATCTGATTTAAGATTGATTTGAGACAAATTTGCAAGGACTGCAATAAAATCATCTTTTTCGCCTTCACTAAGTCCGGCTAACTCATCTGCAAATCGTTCTTCGATCTCATCTGTCCAAGGTGTATCTAATTTTTTTCCCTTATACATTAAAGGAACCCCACCCGGATCTGTAACAGCATCCCTATAAAACTTAGCTATGTCCTCGCTATCAGTAAAATACAGCCCATAGCCATAAGCCTGTGCGCCTTCGCCAGTGCCAATTTTTTCTAGGCTAAACTGGTCAAAGTCTGCGCCAGAACCGTGGAACGCAATGATGCCCGGCTCAGTTTCTGTTGGTGCAACAGCAGTAACTGGGTTTTCTTTTGTTGGCCTAACCAACTTACCAGCCGCAGCTAACGCTGGGTCAACCACATCCATAGGGTCACCGCCAGACATAAGGCGATCTGTTATTGGGCCACGCTCGGCCATACGCGCTTCGGCTGCTTGTCCGGCTTGGTCAATTATGGGTGCAGCACTGGTGGCAGCATCTGACAACATATTGCCGACCACGCCAGCGCCCTTTGCCATCCCATAACCGGCAACACCACTAATGCCAGTGACTAACAGGTTCTGAGTTATGCGGTCAGTTACATCGCGCTCAATACCAGCCTCAACCTCAATAGATTGCTCCGCAATGTCACTAACCCCGCCTTGAAATGCTGTAGTGCCAGCAGTGACACGCGCTGGGTATTCTGCTGCGGTTCGAGTAACCGCGCCAACTGCGCCTTTTTGCGACAAAGCATTTTTTGCAATGTTTTGTAATGATAGCCTGACACCTTCACGCGCTGCGCCACCGGCTAGTTTTTTTGCTAACCACGACCCGCCTAAAGTAAACAACCCCGCATATGTTGTTGGGTCGCTAAAAATGCCATTAAAGGCTCGCGCCAAGCCAGAGCCTGTCCAGTTTGGCAATTGCTCGTATTGGTCTAACATATAAAGAAAACTGTTGGCTGTATCCTCTGTTCCGCTTGCTATTAACTTTGCTGCCTGCATAATCGTGCCGGGATTGTCACCTATGCCGGGGCCAGCAAAATTAAAATAAAACTCCCCCATAATTTCTAAACCGTATTCAGCAGCCTCGCGCTCTGTGCCTGTGAAATCTGTGCCTTCGTAAAGCTTGTGAATATCTCTTGCATGTTGCGCAAACTGACGATCACGCAAAATGTCGGCTTCTTGCAAAGTGTCTGGCCCACGCATTTTTTCTGCAAGATCAGCCCCAGTTCTGTCTGTGGGCATTTCAATTGGTACCACGTCTCGTGACGTGACGTTGTCATCAATAAACCGGCGCATTATTACCTGATCAAAATTATCCATTACAGCCCATCCCGACCGCTTATTTGCTCGTTAATGAAGTCAACGTCCAAGGAATAGTTTCCCCTCAATCGTTTTATTTGTTTTTTAGTTAAACCAAAATCTCTTAGCGCATCATCGTCACGCAAAATTTCCTCAAGATCTTCAAACTTTTGTTCTGTAAAATAAGCTGAAAGACTGGGGAAATCCGTTTTATACGATCTAAATTTATTGTCTATTGCCGTTTGGAACTTACTCGCTTGCGCGGCTTGAGTAATTTCTTTTGCAATATCAACATAAGATGGCCGTGGGCCAATCATACCACCATCTTCCCATTCTTTAAGACGCAAATCAAACTCACGATCCATTTTCTTTTCGTAATTGATTTGTTTATTAATTTGTTTTTGTGTGGGGGCTTGGCCGCTACCGGGGTAAATTTTAGCGGCACGGTTAATTTCTCTCAAACCTAGTCTGTAATCAGCGTCTTTGTTTTTTTCTATTGTTGTAATTAAACTAGACCATTCCTCAATAGTTACATCAAGCTCAAGCGCCCTTGCTTCAAGCTGTGGTACAGTTTGAATTTTATCTTCGTAAATTTCTAACTTTAATCGGCCTACGCCTTTTGGGTTTTTTGTTGGTTCTTTTTTAGCTTTATCAGCAGATCTTTTGGATGATATTAAACCATTAATAGTGGTGGGATTTACAACTCTATTATTTGTTACGCGAGCAATCTCATACATATCGGCGACAATTCGATCTTGTTCTGGGCCACTTGGCGCATCGTGAAATTTTTCAGCCAGAACGGTAAACGCTGCGGCGCTATCTTTATCAAGAAGCTTTTCCTGTATATCGTCATCCTTTATCCGAGCATCAATTCTTTCTCTAATTGCATTTCTTACTGCCGATTGATCCTCAAGTGAAAGCGAATTGAAAAGCGCGGTTTTTTCGCCAAAATCACCTTTGCGCACCCTAGATATTCTTTTTGCATTAGTAGTAGCAAAAGCATCCTCAAAGACGCTTTCTGACAGAACATCGCGCTTTATTTGATTATTAGCTTTCATTGCTTCGGCTTGAACCGCAACAGCATAAGCCGCATCATTTGTTGACCTTGCGCTGTTGCCAAGGATGCTAATAGCAACATCAGCCGCAGCGATTGATTCCAGTGTTGTTGTTCCTTCGACAAATGCGCCGCGATCTTGTGTGTATATGTTTCTAAGCGCATCACCAAGGCTTTCAGCTTGAATAGCAACCTTGGCCTTTAAGGCTGATTGGCGCAGTTTTAAATCACGCTCAAGCGCAGATTTATAAACTGGCGATGCCAGCGCGGCAATGCTGGCAGAATATTTGGTGGCAAGTTCTGGGCTTAACTGCCCAATAATTTCTGTGTTAGCTTGTGACATGCCGGTAATGTCGCGCCGCATTGCCTCAATATCAACGTCAGCACCACCGTCAATCATTGCTGCCCATTGTGACAATTTGTGCCGGGCTTCACCCTCTAATTGCGCTGTGACTTGCTGCGCTGTTGTTGCCCGCGTTACGGCACCAAACACTGTGTCTGGATCACCAACAAGGTCATCTAAGCTAATGCCACCAGATTGAGCGTCAGCAATCTGTTGAGCCGTTACAGGGTTTTCAAAAGCATACTGCGCAGCCTCGCGCTTAGTCGCTGCCACTTGCCTTTTGTAAGCGTAGTCGGTCATTGAGTTCAGACCTTCGGCAATCGCGTTATAAGCGCGAGCGCGGGCATTGCCAGTCGCAACAAAATCAACTGTTGGCACTGATGGTATTGCTACGCCTAATGGGCGGTATCTAGGTAACTCTGCCATTATCCAGTTCCCATTGCAGTGCCGGGCGCATCACCAATGCCGCTAAAGCTATTGCCACCACCCGGCGCACCACCCATAGCCATTTGACCAGCCGCAGCCGAAAACAATGTGCTAAACGCTTGCGTTCTGGCTGTTGCCATAGCTGATTTTGCCTGTGACGCATATTGCTGCGCTTGGGCGTCACCCATACCAATCTGAATTGAAAAACCTTCGTCAGTTAAATATTTTTCGGTGGCACCTTTAGCCAACGCCAATTGCTGCAATGATCTAGCACTGCCGCTAAATGGATCAATACCACCGGCACCGGCTCTGGCATTAATTGTTGCCTGCGTTGACAGGATGTTGTCCAAAACATTTACGCCCTGCTGTTTATATTTTAAAGCCTCAGATTTAGCCTGCACCTTCTTAAACGCAGCTTGCTGCATCAAACCTTTGGCTTGTGCCTTGCCAGCCTGCAATTGCGAAACGGCGGTTAAACCAGCCAAACCCGCTACGATAAATGGTAATGCCTGTGCCATCTTACTGTCCTACGCTCACTTTGTAATCAATGCCAAGCAAGGTCATCTTTAGCGGAACCTCTTGGCCTATTGTTATCTGCCCATTGTAAGTATAACCCAAAATGCCGTGCAATGTCTTGATGCCAGTGTATTCCGGCACAGCACTGCCAAAAACGCCAGTGCCAAAAGATCTAAATGGAACAAGCTTGCCGTCAATTGTTAGAGACTGCGTTTCGTATAGTTCAGCATTTACCTCAAAGATACGCTTCTTAAAGCCCTTTAAAGACCCGCTGGGCAAGTTCGGCTCAACCGGCAGTGTCTTTACCTCTGGCGTAAAGTTAAGGCCAACCTCGTGGCTTGTAGCCGCCGCGCTGGCAAATGTAATGGTAAATGGTGAGGCCGGTACAGTTTGATCAGGCTCAACAATACCATCGCGAATAACCTTGACCGTTGCTGCCTCTAGGTGATCAACATTAACAGATGACGCCGCGCCGCCGGAAACAGCACTGTCGAGCAAGATATCTGCATCAAACCTTTCGACATAGTAAACATCGACACTATTCACCACTCGCTTGACCACGATATAAATATCATCAACGTCAACGCCGATATTTATGAACTCGCCATCGGTTGTCCATTCTGACGGCGCAATTACGTTCTGGCTTCGCAGCAAGGTATAACAAGCAATGCTGCCATCGTCACCATTGATGATCATTAGGCGGTCGCCCTCATCGGTTGACGTTGCAACGCGCACGGCCATTTCCTGCGGTGACTTCAACAGATGCGATGATAGCAGCGATATCTTGGTAGATGTGTAAGCTTGCACAGTGTCACTAAAGACAAACTCTTGTAATGCCTTGCCTTGACGTTGAATGAACAATGTTGAGCCATCCACGTTTTGCAGCCTGATGCCCGGCTTCATGCCAAAAGCTGTCTGCTGCTTAACAATCAAGTTGGTGGGCGTGATTGGCGTGTCTAGCGTTTGCGGCACATAAAATTCAGCACCAGTCGTAAAGATCTGCAAGTGACGCCCAGAGTAAATATCGACAATCGCATTAAACGTGCCGGTGTCTAGCGTTGCAGACACAGACGCATCATCTAAGCTTTCACCGGGATCAAAGTTAAAAAAGTCAGAAACCCGCGATCCCCATACAGTCGATGGGCGTTGCTTTGATCCGCCAAACCATAACCGGCCTTCGTGAAATGTCACGCTGCGCGGATATCCTCTTGTCGCTGACCAGACCTCTTCATAGCCGTGTTCGCTCTCCCAGTCACCAGAAGATATCGCGCTGGTGTCAAAAAATGGAACCTCAACATAGGCTTTCATTTCTGTGTGACTTACAAACTCAACGTAACGCGCACGGCCAAAACCATTAAGGACGTTTATGTATTCGCCTTCTGCGGCAACCTCAAATGGATTGACAGTGTAATTTGACGTGGCGTCTGGCTGCGTTGTCCAAGCCGGGTAAACGGTTGCGACCTTAGTTGACGCAACATAATCCTCAACGTGCCTTGTTTGCCCTGCACCTGTTCCCGATGTAATTTTTATAAACATGCCATTTGGCGCATCATCAGTTGTGTAAGATGTTGCCGCTTTCAATGTGATTGTGTCAACGCCGCCAGCTTGTGCGCTGCCGCTGTCTGTTGTTGCGCCAGATGCAGTCAGTGTAATGTTGCCAGCGGTTGCTGATGGCGTAATGTTAAAAGCAGGGATGTGCGTATCAAGAGCAAAAGCATATAGCGGCGTGAAACCAAAACTGATTGTGCTGGCAGTCCAGTCACTGTCTGTTGCACCACGAACAATCTTTGTTGGCGGCAGATCTTCATGCACCACGATAACAGTATCGGCAGACTGCACCCAATTCATTTCTGGCAGTATGTCACTGGTCAGGCTGGCGATGGCAAGGTAATCTGTGCCGCCGTTAATCCCGGTCACTTGCACACCGTTCTTGAATACATACATGCGACCCGGCGTGAACACCAGCATGTAACTGTCTGCGATACTAAACTCAAAGGAAACCATACGCACAGCATCTGCTGCACCAGCATCTAATGCCGCAATAAACTGCGTACCGTCACGGCGTTTGGCACCGCCCTGTGGCTGAATGCTGACATTGCGAGCCGTTGTCAGGCCAGACTTATACTGGCTGATATCTGTGCGGGCGCGTAACTTTGGATCAAGTTCACCGCTGGTAAAATCATTCTGGATCTGAATGATGCGGCTCATGTTAATACCTTATGTCTGAAATCGGGAACTCTTGAATTTGCTGTGCTGGGCGATCCGCACCATCAATGTTGATGGCAACGCGAACCAAACCGCCACGCATGTTTTCGGCAGGCGCACCATATGCCTTTTGGTGATAATAATCAGCCTTGGTGATTTGATCTGTGATCGGCTCGGCAAACTCTGATGCCAATGCCATTTTTAGCAGCCGCACAAAATAAGGCGGGAATGTCACCGGCTCTGGCCGAAACTGGTAATCAATCCACACGCTTTCGTAATTGGTATAAAGCCCAAGATTGTAAATCTCAAAATCACGCACTGGCCTCGCGCCAACAGCATTCACATTAAAAACAGCCTTTGGGTTGCCTAATATATTGCCCGGCAGCGCATATGAATATTTCCATTCATTGTCGGGCGTGGCAGCAAGGCGGCCAAGCTGAACTTTGCGGATTGACCAAGAATAGGGATATTGCATTAGAAGTGTGTCACGAACATCATCATAGAGACGATCCGCAACCTGTGCCTCATCTGTGCCAGTGGCAAACGATGAAAGCGGAGCCGCGCCAAGCATGATCAAAGCATCAGAACAAATTGATAGTTTGGTATCACCAGCCGACATTGCGTCACTCCAAAATAAAGGAAAGAGAGGCCGGTTGCCCGGCCTCGCTCAATTAGTCGGCGTCAGCGACTGAAACAGTCGTGCCGTCTGAGATGTCAACAACGCCAGCAGCGTTTGACAAGACCACAGCAATTGACATTGTTGGGGTCGCGCTGTCGTGAACAAAGATGATATCGCCGACTGCCAGTGTGTCTGACAAGTCATTGAAATAACCTTCGGTGTTCACATCAGCAATCGCGTCTGCTGAAGTGTAAGTGTACATGCTAGGGGCGTTGCCTTTTTTGGCTGCGCCGATAACATTCCATCCTGCTGAAGAGAAAGCCATTGTCTAAACTCCTTTCTATTCAGTTGCGCTGATGGAAACGATACCTTCGGCATCAATGGCAACCGCGCCTGCGGAGAACATTGAAGCTACAAGGAATGACGTTTTTTCAGCGACATAGTTGATTTCAGTCTTCTGGTTCATGCCAATGCCCATACCCAAAGCATCCTTGTGGAATGCAAAGCATGTGCGTGTTGATGGCTTTGGCAGGCCGCCTTCGTCACGGTCGCCAATGGTAATAAACTTGAAGCCCAAGAAGGTGTCAAGCTGGCCTTGAACCAAAGCTTTCACGGCAGCATAATCGCTTGATGCGATCTTGGTGTCGTCAAGCAATGCAGCCAAACCTGATGCGTGGATCAACATGCAGCGATCTTGTGCTGGTACGTTGCCGGTGTCGAGAAGCTCTTTAGCCTCAAGAAGCTTGGCAAGGTTCATGTTTGTACCCGCGCCACCAACTGATGTGGCAACAGTCAGTGCTGTTCCAGAGCCAGACAACGCATCAATCACTAGCTGATCCATACGGCGTCCAATTGCACCTGACACTACTTGCACCAATTCACGCCGCTCATCAAAATTGATTTTCTGCTGTGAAAAGATGTCTGAGTATTCAGCAGCAATGTAGTCTGACATTGTTGCGGTTACTTGTGAGTACGACACATTCAGAGGTGTTACGTCTGTCTGTGGTACGCGAATGGTTGCTGTTCCCTTACCAATTTTTGGGAACTTAACCTGATTGCCTTCGACATTTGTCCGCTCGCGAGTTACACCGGCCAAAGCGCGTTGCGCTTGGTATGCCTGTTTAACCTCGGCATCGAACAACTGTACAAAAGCATTGGAAACGCCTACAGCCATTTCTCTATTCCTTTGTAAAAGTTAAAACACGATTTTACGCCAAACAGGTATCCTAAAAGGGCTGCGGCTTGGGCGATTGCGCTTCGCCCCCAAGCGGGGTCAACAGGCCGAAACGGTTGTCTGTCAAGGGGAATTGTACTAGGAAAAGCGGGGGCTGTAAACAACCCCCGCGATCAATTAGATAGTCGAATATTCGTCACTGCCATAGGCTTGTTCAAATAGCTTTTCGACTTTAGCCCGATATGCCGGGTCGCTTTGGTATTCTGGTTTGCCTACCATTGACATTAATTCGTCTTTCGATGGCGCACCATCAATAGGCCCAACGTCAACAGGAATAGGCTTGTCACCATAATAGCTGCGGATCTTTTGAAGGGCTTTTAATCCTTGGGCTGTTCCACCCATAAATTTAAATTCTTCAAAATCAGATTCCGACCAAACGCCTTTGCGCACCAAGCTTGATGCCCAATCGGTCATCGACTTGATTACAACGTCAGCATTCTTGCCCAGCTTTTCATATTCTTCCTTATATGAAATTTCGGCTGTGTCGGCTTCAGCACCAGCCATATCAATGAACTTTGACGCAAGCTGCTCAAAGGCCGCCTGACTTACGCCATTTTCTTTAGCCCAGTCCTTGTAAGTGCTGTAAAGCTCGTCATCATCCTCAATGCCAGCTTCTTTAAAGATGCTATCATCATAGGTTTCTGGTGCTTTGTGCTTGCCCTGACTGAACTGCTTTTGCAATTCAGCATAGCCCTTTGCCAAATCTTCTGGTGATTTGAACTTTTCCGGCAACCATTCCGGGCGTTCATCTGCTGCTTCAGCCGCAACGTCATCGCTCGCGATGGTTTCGTTGTCCGGCTTAATGTGTGAAATGGTTGTCTCTTCTGCTTGCTGTTGGTTATCGTCACCCTCAATTTGGGCTTCGGCCAACAGGCCATCAGTTTCGTTCATAGGTTTCTAGCCCTCTTTATGCGCCTCTCGATTTCACGAACCAGACTGTTCTGGCCCTCTCTAGCATAGCCGTGACTGGCATCCTCACCGGGATACCACGTTGGCTGCTCAATCGTCAGTGATCGCAGATGAGTGAGAAGCTTTGCCCCATCATCACTGGCGAATACGCGCAAATAAAGACGATCAACATCATCTTTATCTACTTGTTGTTTGTCAGCTATTCTTGGGTCTACCTCTTGCAGACCGCTCCAACCGTCAACCATTTACATCCCTTCTGGCGGCATCGCCCCCTGCTCGGCACCCGGCTCTATCCCCTGTTCAGCCTGTGCTTGCATTTGCGCAGCTTCCATTGCTTGCTGCATCATCATTTCACGCTCTTCTGGTGTTGTACGCAGATCAGCCGGAACGCCCAGCTTGTCAGCCACATAATCAGAAATAGCTGTTGTCTTAACCGCCATTTGGCCTTCTGGGCCAAGGGCAGACGACATCTGCACCCACTGCATGATCTTTTCGATGTCACCCATATTTTGCGCTTGTGCAATTGGGCTAACCGGCGTGACCTTGACCTCAAGGCCATTAACGCGCAGTGGCATCTCAATCATGCCACGCTCATCCATCACATACAAAATGCGACTGATAAGCGGCACCATTGTTTCTGTGATTAAACGACCAAAAGCAGATCCAAGATTTTGCGCCAACTCTTTCATGCGCTCGGCAATCTCTGTGGCTGACCGGGCTGACATATTGTCAGGCGGCAACGTGTCATCGAGCAAAATCTTTTTGATGTTCATGCGTAGGTCATTGATGACAATTTGCGACACATTGAAATCACCAGAGCGAGGCATCTGCCGCAAGCTTTCACCTTGTGGGCCGCCGTTACGCGCCACCGGGATAATAGCACCCGGCGCAATGCGGATTGCTTGCGGGTTTAGAACGCCGTCATCAGCGGCTGTGTAAACACCGGCAATAGACAAGCTGGCGTTCTTTAAGAGCAACTCAAGCGTTTTGTTTAGCGTCTTGATATCTGGGATTGCAGTAACCAAAGGCCCACGACCGTAAACCTCACCCGCAACTTTCATATAACGCGCCACGATCCAAGGCGATGATTTCATGCGGCGCATCAGCAGACCGGCTTTGCCTTCTGCCCAGATAACGTGATAACAATAATCACCCTCATCAGGGTCATACAAAGTGGCCTCAATTAGATCAATTTCTTCTGTTGGTTTTTCTTCAATCATTCTGGCGAGGCGATCAGGAATTTCAGCATCAGCCCAATGCTGTTGGATTGCTTCGCCCTTCATCTTCATGCGGCGATAAACATTATCGACCTTGCCGTGCGCACCCTCTTCAATGCTAACCAAATATTGCGGCACGGCAGTAAAGCGGATTGGCGTCATATCATCGCCGGGCTGCACCAACATGCAGGCCGTGCCAACTGCCAGATCCAGCAAAAACTCACCCATAGCCAAATCAAAATTAGACTGGCGCAAAACGCTAAACATAATATCGCTATACATATCTAACGCGGATTGCGCTTCTAGGCGGCGATCTTCTGGGATCTCTGCCCCCGGCTCCAAACGGCACCAAGGCGCGTATGGCGGGAACAACCCTGACTGGATGCGGTTGGCAAATCTCTGTGTCGCGTTGATGGCCGTACTGTCAAACACCCTAACCATTTTATTTTGGCCGGGTGCGCCGCCACCCTCATAATAACCATCATAAAGATTGCGCTGCGGAAGGCCAAACTCATAGCAATCCTCATAGATCTGACGCCAGTTGTCTTTCCGGCGTTGCGCTATGTCGTGACGCTTTAGTATCTGCTCAATGCTATGCATTCGCTTTATTCCTTTTGCTTATAGCTGCGGCCTTCTTTTTTGCGCTTGCTTTGGAACTCGCGCCCCAAGCGCGTAGTGACAAAAGCAGGCGCGTTGGCTCACCGTTTGGCTTTCGCTCTGGCCCCGGCATGTTGCCCATACGCGCCAAGAATGAAGCACGGCGCGGATTATCGCCAGATTTTACCGGTGCCTTTAGGTTCATGCCTTCGGCTTTAGCTGAAGCGCGGCCTTTGGCATTCAAACCGCCAGATGGGTTTTTGCCCTCAGACCTTTGCCAAGCTGGTGTCTTAGCCACGCGCTGCCCTCATGTTGTCAATCAGGTTTGGATATGGACGGCCAGCTTTAGACGCAGCCCGCATAGCTGCCCGCTTTTTTGCTGGCGACAAACCTTTTGATTTGCCCAAACCCTTTGGGCGTTTCTTATCCCAAACCTCTTTTTTCTTTTCCATTACTTGCCGTAACCTTTACCTTTTTTCTTTGGCATTACGCTGCTCCTAATGTGTCTTGTTGATCTTGACCCTGACCACCGCCGCCAAGGCGACCGGCAGCTAACAAAGAACGCCGCCCACCGCGACCAGTGCGAGATCTTTTTCTGGCGAGGGCTGCTTTTTTCTGGGCTTCTGTTTGTTGTAAACCACCAACCATTTCCTCAACGCTGGTGCCAGCCGCTGCAGCAGCCATATCCATAACAGGCGTTGGTTTTTTCTTGCCAAGCCCGATTGCACCGCCAACTTTTTTAACTACATTGCTCATATCATCACCCTAATGTTGATTGCTCTTCTTTCATCGGATCAAACCTAGTTTGGTTTAATAACTGACGGCGACCAGTGCGAAATCGAGTTCTGGAAACAGCAGCTTTTTTCTGCGCGTCCAATTGCTCTGGTGTAAGTGGTGTTGGTTTGGGTGCTGTCTCTTCTTTAATTTTTTCGACCACAGTTTTGCCGCCGACTTTCATACCCATTAATTTTTGAAATGCGCCCATAATTTAAGATCCTAATGTTGATTTAACGCCAGTTTGTGCGTTTTCACGTTCTTTCGACAAAAGCATACGCATACCGCCAGAACGCCGCGCACGTTTACGCGCAGCGATTTGCCGCATTTGAGCCTCTTCTTGCGCTTGCAACCGCTCTTCTTGACGCTTTTGCGCCTCTACCACCTCTGGCGCAACTTGCTGCGGCGTTGGCATCTTTGGTGTTTTGAAAAGATTGCTCATTCGTAAATCCTCGAATACATCACATGATCAGCCCCATCAGGGCCGTAATTGCGCATAACGCCTTCTGCGGTGAATTTTAACGCATCTGCCCACCTGATAGCAAGGTGGTTATCGACATTCACGGTGATCTGCAATCGCGTTAATTTCTTTTCGATAGCAAGCTGATTAAAGTACCTGTTAGCTGCGCGGGTTACTGATATCGCCAAGCTATCAAAATGCGTTGTCGTGATCAGCCAAGCTTCGGCCACGCCCGGCCACATGATATTCGCACCGAGGCTGGCGATGATTTTGCCGCGCCACAAAGCAGTGACAGCATCGCCCTCGGCTTGAAACGCCTGCAACATATCGCGGTAATTAGGCAACGTCTCAAATGCAAGCTTGTCAAACTCGCGCAAATCAGCGGCATAGGGATGCCCCCAATGAAACGGCACAATGGTTATGCTTTTGTTTGTCGTAATGCTGCGCTGCCACATTAGAAAATATTGAAATCCATATTTGCGCTGATCTGTTTAAACTGATTGCTAAACTGGCTATTGCGCGTTATTGACCGCACCTCGCCAGCACCAAGCATCAAATAGCCGAATGCGTCACCAACGTGCGAATGCTGGTTTTTGTTTGGTGCATCCTTAAACCGTTCATGCCCAGATCCAACAGCAACGCGCTTGAAATGATAACCACCAGCCAAAGCTTTGCGCACTTTGACGCAAGAACGATTAACCAGCAGGCCGGGCTTGCTGTCAATCAGGCGGTTCATCGGCATAGCACCCGCCTCACGCCGCACCATAAAATCGTTGGTGCTGGTTGGCCGGGCATGTAAGCCCATAGTTCGCAAATGCTCAAACGCGGTCACTTCAAAGATCTCGTCACGCTTGACGCCCGCCGGATCACCCCAGATCAACACGTCCGATTTTGGAAAGTGCTGCTGTATGTCAGCCAGCAAATGATGGCAGAACCTCTCAAGCCCCATATCAAACGCCACCAGTTCATGCACAACGTGCCACCGCCCATTCTGCATCTTCTGCCCAAAGACAGCCGCTGGCGTCAAACCAAAGTCAAGCCCGATATGAACCGGCCAGCCCGGCTCAATGTGAACATCAGCCGACATAATGCTGTCAGAAAATTCATGCCAGACAGCCTTGCCATCTTGAACGTAAACATATTGCGCCCCGGCATAGCACTGTATCCAATCCAGCGTCTTACCGGCTAATTGCTGTTCGTAGTACCCCGGCGGCAAGTTGTTGGTGTTCTCAGCCTTTGGGTTATTAATCCAATATTTTTCAGCCGAGAATATAGCACCCTCATGCTCTTTGGTTCCCTCAACCACGCCGCCGGGCTGCTTGTAGAACTTCCAAGGATACTTTCCGCGAATAGGATTTTTCTCAGCCAACTGATGCCACCAATGATCACTATCCATTGGGTTGGTACTCATCCACACGCCGCGCCAAGTGCAACCGCCATTCGCCCTAGTCGGGAAACGACCAACACGCGAGGTCAAACCGTCAACCACCGCTTTAGGCAGTTCTCTAGCCTCGTCTATGAATCCCCCGGTTAATTCCAACGACAACAGCTTTCGCACGTCTCGCGGCTGATCCAACGCCAAGAAGATCACCTCACAATCAAGCCCAGCCACGCCATCGCGTGGCGGCAGCTTGATGTGATGGGTGATCGGCGGCGACCAGCGCATTGGCCCCCACACATTCTCAGGGAATAACTCTTGCCACGTCTTAATCGTTGTCGTGCGCAGTTCCGGGTAGCTGTTTCGGATTACTGCAAATCTGGTATATCTGATCCCATCGATCGGTGATGGCTCCTGTTTCACAGCCCTCAACATCACTTCCGCTAACGAACCGAATGTCTTGCCAGATCCCACTGGCCCCATCAGCCCACGCACGAAACTGTCGTCTTGTAAAAAATCCCATACCGTTGGGCTTTCAGAAAAATCCAAATTCAACCCCGCCAAAGCCTCAGTGGTTGGCTGCTTTCTGCGCCGGGGTGATCTGTCGGTTGCCTTTGATGAACGCGCCATTCTAATCCTCTGGGTGAAAAATAATAGTGGCAGAACCAAAAAAATCTTCGGATGACAACTCAAGCATAGGCCCGCCGCAAACTGTGCAAACTACTCGCTCGCTCTTGTCGTAAACGCGGCCATTCGTAGCCTGCTCACAAAAACCACACTGCACCTCATCCTTGAAAAACTTGACGCTGATATAATCCTTCATATCAATCACCTCACCCATCGTCATCAATCTCCACGATCTTGGCCGTTGGGCCGGTGATATTAATACCAATCATGCTCGGCTTCTGATCCCCAGCATTAGGCTCCAATAACCCGCGATGCTTCGCCAATAGCCTCAACGCCGACAACTTGTCGTGCATCTCAACCTCGATCTGATTGCCAAACTGATTGGGCGTGACCTTGACCTTCTTAATCGACCGCTTTGCCCGATCAGACAATTCATCGCTCGGCGTCAGCGTGACACGCCCCATATCATCCCACCGGATAACATCAGTCGCCTCACCGGCACCAATTGCCTCTAGTTCTTGCACCACCGCCTCGCGGCGCAATTCATCAGATGACGCTAACGCCGCCCGCTGTTGCCTAATCGTTGGCTTGTCTGACATGCAAACACTCCGATCCTGTTGCGGCATACCCAGCCAGATCCACCCAGCTATCCTGATGATCCGGCGATGACGCCAACCTAGCCAGCTTCACACCAGCCATCATCATAGCCACCTGTTCCGGCTCAATCTGTATGCCAATCAACGCCGTCCAAATAACAGCAATGCGCTCGTGATTTTCCCAAACGCCGCCGTAATCCTCGCCACGATCAGAAATTGCTTCTACAGCCGCATCTAATAACTCAAACCTATTCATCGTCTTTTCCCTTCACATCAATAATTTTCATACTACAAACGCTGCAACTATACTCGCACAGCGTATCTGTCTCGCGCCGCATCACAATAGCTGACCGGCACCGTGGGCATTGCCCATTATCCAACTTGCGCTGAAATGACCCATCACCCTCATCAATCATGTCACCACCTTTTGTTTTTAACATATAAACGCTTGAAGCGGGTTGGTTTTTCAAACGGCGCAAATGCCGTGGCTATTGGCCGGTGATTGCCCTCTGTCACCTCAATAGGCCAGATCTCAACCGTCACACCATCATTGCTGCGTTTGATGCCAACTGTCAACTCCCGGACGTCAACCCAGCCCTCCGGCGACAGCATGTTGTAAACTTGGCCTGCCTTCAAGATAGGCCGGTCATCAGTGTTGTCATTATCCATCACTATCCTCCGCAATAACACCATCGCCACCACAGCGATAACACAGCGTCCATTCGACACAGCCGTAACCATCCGGCTGCCGCACCCAGCCATCAGCGCAATCGCTGCACGGCCGTTTTGGGTGAAAATTTTGTGTGGCACCCCCTATAGATAGTAGGGAGG